GACCTAGCAGCTACTAAAGATGTACCTGAGGAAATCAGAGCTACATTCATCTGGGATTCATACGTCCAGCTATTAGCTTCATTACATAACGTGGACTACTTCAAGTTCCTTAAGTCTCAGCAACAAGCTCAAGACGAGAAGGCAGCTACTGAGGCTAACGCTATGGCTCAGCAACAAGAGCTAGCAGCAACAGACGCAGTAAGCCAAGTAGCAGTTAATCAATTATCACAGGAAACTCAATGACAACAGTAGTAGAGCCGATTGTAGCACCAGTAGTACCTCCAGCAGTTCCAGTAGAGCCTGTAGTAGCGCCAGTAGTTCCAGTAGTGCCTCCAGTTGTAGTACCTGAGGTAGTTCCTACAGTACCTGCTCCTGAGGAATGGACAGCTTCTGGTGATGTGTTCGTAGATACTCTGGCTAAAGGCTTCTTAGCTAAAGGCGGTAGTGCTGAGCAGTTCACTGCGTTACTCGAAGACGCAGGCAATACAGGCACTCTGTCAGCAGCAGCTAAGGTAGCTCTTAAAGAAACCTTTGGCGACATGGCTGATGCTCTTATCCCTACTATCGAAGACAAAGCTAAGGCTAATCTTGCGTGGGTAACTACAGAGCGTAAGGCAGTGTATGACGCTGTAGGCGGTCAAGCAGTATTCGAGCAGATGCGTACTTGGTCAGAAGCTAACCTAGATGCACCTACACGAGAGTTCTTGAACACTAGCTTAGGCTTCGGTGGCAAGCAAGCTCAGATGGCAGTAGCCCAACTTAAAGAACTAATGGTAGAGAAAGGTGCGACTGTAAAAGGTATGACACATAAAGTAGACGGTGATTCAGTAGAGACAGGTAACTATATTGGCTTAGCTGAGTATATCACTAAGAATAAAGAGTTACAGCGTACAGGTGATGTAGCCGCACAGACTGCCCTTAAAGCACGAGCTAATGCCTCTATGAAGGCAGCAGAAGCTAGAGGCGAGCGTTACCGCTAAGCATAAGTAAAGTCTTACGTACTATAGGAATAGACGTTTAACTAATAACATATACAAGGATACAAAAATGGCAGATATTTTCGCTCTTAGTGGTTTAGCTCGTGCAGGTCAACGCTTACAGACTGGCGAGGTAGACTCACTGTTTATCGCTGAGTTCGGTGGTCTAGTAGAAGGTACTATCGTTAAGAAGTCCATCATGGAGAGCTTCCTTAACTGGCGTCCTATCACTGGTACTAACGTATTGACTAACTACCGTAACGGTGATACTCAATTACAAACCCTTGGTGCTGGTTCTAATCCTCAACCTACTCCAGTAGACTTCGATAACGTGTCAGTTAAAGTTGATACAGTAATGTTAGCACGTAACGCTGTGTTTACATTAGATGACATTCAGACTAGCTACGATGCTAAGGCACAGTTAGCAGAAGAGCAAGGTAAAGTTATCGGTAAGTTCATGGACTCTGTAGGCATGATTAAAGGTGTCAAGGCAGCGCGTATCGTAGCTGGTGACGGTACTGGCGGTACTACTAAACTGCCTTCTGGCTGGTTCGGTGGTGGTAACACTACTATGGCAGCAGCTAACGATGAAACTGACCCTAACAAGTTGCAGTACAAGATTGAAGACGCAGTAAATGATATTGAAGAGAAAGAGCTAGACCCTGCTGATGAAGGCTTTGTCATCTATGTACGTCCTAAGCAGTACTTAGCTTTGCAACGTAATGACAAGTTGGTTAATAGCCAATACTCTGTAGGTAATGGTAACTACGCAGAAGGTCAAGTATTGAAGTCAGTAGGCTTGCCTATTCGCTCCACTAACCGCTTACCTAAAGCAGCAGTAGCTAACCATCCTTTGAGCAACGCAGCTAATAACTACGCTTACAACTTAAGTGCAGCAGAGGCTAAGTGCGTAGCGTTGATTATGTCTCCTAAGGCAGTTCTTGCTGGTGCAAGTATTCCATTGCAGTCAGATGTGTATTGGGATAAAGGTACTAAGTCTTGGTTCATTGACTCTTGGTTGGCTCTTGCGGCTGCTGAGAACAATCCAGCTTACGCTTCTGTGGTTAATGCGTTCTAAATAGCCAAAAGCTAGTAACACAATCTAAAGGGAGTGGCTCATAAGGCTGCTCCCTTTTTTGCTTTGTATGAGGCTTTCTCACAAGGCTTTATACAAATCAACGGAGACATACAAATGACTAAACTAGATGTAATTAATGCAATGCTAGCTACTCTAGGGGAGTTACCTCTAAATGAGCTAGATGCAAGACACCCTACTGTAGCCTCAGGGTTACGTATCATAGACCAGAAGAGCCGAGCTATTCAGCTAAATGCAGGTGCTGGCTTTTGGTTCAACAATATCGCTGCATATAGCTTGAAGGTATATATAGACGGTAAGGTAGCAGTACCTGCTGACTTGATTAAGTTCACAGCTACAGCTTACCCTGACCGCTATGCGGTAATCAATGGCTATCTATGGGATAACCTAGCAGATACAGACGTTATAGGTGAGTCAGTTACAGTAAGTGATATTCGCTGCCTTACATTCGAGGACAGCCCTGTAGCTGCTCAAGACGCTATTAGCTACGCTGCTATTAAGGCTTTCTCTCGTGACTTCGAGGGAGATATGCAGAAGTTAGTAGATATTAAAGAAGACTCAAACACCGCTTGGGTATTACTCCGCGCTCAGAATATTAGAGAGCAACGCGCTAATACTCAACGTAACCCTCAGGTAGCACAGGCGCTTGCAGGCTTCTCTAGGAATCCTTCTAACGCAAGTCTGTACACATTCGTATAAGGATAAGCTATGAAAACATCGGGAGCGATTAAAAACTTAGTTCAAGGTGTTTCTACGCAGAACCCTAAAGAGCGTTTAGAAGGCCAAGTCTGGACTATGAGCAACTGTATACCAGACCCTGTAGAAGGAGCTGTAAAGCGGCCTGCTGTAAAGCACATAGCCAGCTTGTACTCAGATTTGCCTACGTCATCTTTAGGACTGCCTCTGGAGTTCAGAGCTATCGCTATGGAGACAGGCGAGTACGCTGTAGGCACGTATGATGGTAGAGTAGTGCTGCGAGACTTAGCTACAGGAGGCTCAGTACCTGTCTATCAAGACCCTGCATCATATCCGTACTTTGTAGGAGGAATTAAAGCCCATGCGAATATCGGAGAGTACACGCTCTTAGCAGGCACAGCTATTCCTGTAGCTCAAACTCAGCAGCTTCAAGGTATTCATACCTCAGCGTACACCTCTAATGCGTATGGAGCTACAGCAGTAGTAAACCGAGTAGTTATTGTAGAAGTAAGGCAAGGCGCATATTCTGGAGTGTACGCAATCAAACGTAGTGACGGTAGCGTACTGGCTACCTATACCGTTCCTAATGGAGCTACAGGTACAGACTCTGTGAACGTGCAGCCTTCTTACATTGCAGGGCAGTTATACACTCAGCTCCAGACTGCTATCGGAGGCTCTGTAGGCTCAGGCATTATTCGAGCTGTACAGTCTATGGGCGCTTCTGTAGCTATATTCCTTAGCTTCTCTGCTGTAGATGAATCAGCAGCAATGTACGCAGATGATGGCTTCTATAACACTCGAATGGTTATGTCTGACCGCTTCGCTACTGTGTCTAACACTTTACCTAGTGTAGGTGTAGAAGGGCATATTATGGAGGTAGGTAAGGCTAATAGCCGCTCAGGCAACTACTTCTTGCGCTTTGAGCATACTCAAGGAGGGTCTACATCAGTAACTCCTTCTGTGCATACTAACAAGGTAAGGCCAGGAAGATGGGTAGAGACTAGCCAGAGCTACATAAGCACAGGGTACAGCGTAGGCGGTATCATTACCGAAACTACACTTCCTAGCTTATTGTATATCTTTAATGGAGTAGCGTATGTAGGCTCAGGTACTTATATTGCAGCTCAAGTGCTTGCTCAAACTGGTGTAGTGCTTACTCCGCTAGCTTGGGGTAGACGGACTGCTGGTAATGATGACAGCTCTCCAGACCCTTTCTTTGTAGGCTCAGCTATCTCTTGGTTAGGTATATTCCAAGATAGGCTAGTAGTCCTGTCTAAAGGCGCTGTGACTATGAGCCGTACAGGAGATTATCTAAACTTCTACCGAGAGTCTGTATTAGATGACTTAGCGACTGACCCTATTAACCTTACAAGTACTTTCGATGCTACCGACACTTTAGTAGGTGCTGCATTACTTGATAAGAACTTAATTGTTATCGGTACTAAGACTCACTATGCAATCGTAGGACGGGTAGGTATTACTCCTACTAACGGGGCGCTGCTTAAGACTTCTTCCTTCGAGTCTAACCCTAGTGTACCTCCAGTGTCTTTCGGTAACTTAGTGTACTTCTCTAGTGCCTCTGATACTAATGCAGATATTCTAGCTATCCAGCCTAGTGATACAGCAGATAGTACGTATGCCTATCCAGTGAGTTCTCATGTAGATGGTTATATCCCTTCTGATATTGCTAGCCTTACCTCTAGCACTAAGCTGAACATCTTATTTGTGCTTAGCTCCTCTGGAGTGCTTTATGGGTATCGTACTTTGTTTAATCAAGGCGAGCGAGTACTTAGTGCATGGTTCGACTTCCAGTTCCCTTCTGACTTAACCTTAAAGTGTATAACTATCCGTAACACTAAGATACGTATGCTCTTTAGTAAGTTAATAGGAAGTAAGTACATAACTACTGTAGGTGAGTTAGACCTAGACCGAGTAGGTTATACAGGAGTTGAGCGTCATAGATACTTGGATTTCTGGAGCGACTTCACAGCAGTTGCTGAGTCTTATGTACGTTCAGGCAACCTAGCGAGAGGGGCTTATAGCTCTCAAGATTCTATTGCTGTGGATAACGACTCAGACCTAGCAGAGACTACAGGTATTAAGTCTGGGATAACTACAGACGTAGCTTACTCGGTGACTTACGAAGGGCTAACTGCTGGCAAGACTTACATGACAGGCGTACCTTACTTGATGAAATTCGAGCCTACTATGCCTTTGCCTAAGACCTACGATGGCAAGATTACAGGAGTGGGTAAGCTCATTGTAGGACAGATGAAAGTTAATTATACAGTAGGCGCTCAGTTTGATGTGCTAGTGTCAGATAAGTACAGAAATAACACATATAGCCACTCCGCTCGTATTGTAAGTGCTCCTGACAGTTTAGTAGGGGAGTCTTATGTACGCGAGGGCTTCTGCATGTTTCCTATAGGTTCAGCAGAGTCTAGTGCTCGTGTAGCTATTCAGTCTTACGACCACTATCCGCTAGTACTTAGCTCTATAGACTGGACAGGGCAATTCTTTAAACGCGGTGCAACGATGTAAAGGAACTTAGATGTATCAACAGAACGAGCTTAAGGCGAGTCGTCAGCATAGAGAGCTTATAGCTGATGTAGTAGAAGTAACGCAGCACTTGCCTCAAGTTAAATGTCAGTTGGTACATCTCTTTTCTCAAGGATTCTACGGAAGAGCTTTGTGTATTCCAGCAGGCACTTTAGTAACAGGTAAGAAGCACAGATACATGCATTACATGGCTCTAGTAACAGGCTCAGCTCAAGTGCTAGAGGATGGTGTAGAGAAGTCTTTAGTAGGCCCTGTTTCTACCTTATCTAAGGCAGGAGCAGAGCGCCTAGTGCT